TATCTTTATATTTTATAATACTATCCTGAAACTTAGATATTTTTTTTAAATTATCATATCTAGTTAAATCTTTAACAACTTCTCTAGCTACTTTACTCTCTAATACTATCTTTGTTGTATCTATTTGAGAAAAACCTTTCAAGCTCAGCATTACTATAATTATCAATAACTTTAATCTGCTCATACTCTTTCTCTTTAATTACCTTAATTTTATTTATATACTTATTCTGTGTTTTAATTATAATCTTTAAACTATCTTTTAAGACTGTTTTTCTTTCATTTAAGCGATTATTATTACTCTTTAATGTATTTATACTATTTGTATTTTTTAACTCCTTATAAAAGAAAAAAGCAATAATTGTTAAAACTATTGCTAATATCCATTTATATTTTTTTATAAACTGTACTAAGACCATCTTTATATGCTTTTAATATTTGTTTACGTGGTTTGCTAGAAAAAGATACGTGAACCCAATCAGGATTTTCGTCATTTCCAAACTCCCATATAAGCTGATCGTATTTTAAATTATCTTTAATAAAATTAAATATCTCAGCATTACTAACTTCTGTATTGTCATTATCAATATCCACAGCTTGACCTATTAAATGTTGTGAAGTTTTTGAGCCTCCTACTTTTTTATTTAAAGCAGGACATCTATACCCTGAGCTAATATGTATAGGTTGTTCGAAATGTTTTCTAATTGGCTCTAATATATTTTCTGCTAGTATTGTTAAATTCTTAATACTTTTCTCATCAGCAACATTACTAATTCCGTGTCTCTTAGCAGATGCACTATTGCACAACTCAGCTAAACTAAAATGTTCACTTATTCTCATTGTATATCGTTTATATCGGTTTTAATTTCTTTTGCTCTTTTTAGAGTGTTTTTTAATAATTTCCAAACATCAATTTTTAAAGCTTCTTCTATATTTTCTTTAATACTTACTAACTCAATAAAGATTAAAAGTATCGCTACTAATTTAGTAAACATAAATTGTATTGTAAAGTGTTGAGTAACAAACTCATTTAATAAAAACTTATCTATAGCAAATAATAAAATTATACATATTTGGTATAATAACATTTTACTAATAACATTAGATAATTTTCGGCTTCTAATAGATACCCACCCATTAAGTTTAATGCTCTTAAATATACCTGTAAATGTGTCAAGTATAATTCCTACTCCTACAGCAATTAATAATCCGTGAATAGGTGCAAAGAAAAGTATTAAGCCACTTAAAATATAATTAAGATATGTTTTCATTATTGATATATAGGAATAAAAAAGAATTGAGTAGTATCTGTATCATATATCTTCATCCATCTAACTGGCGTATAAGGGTCTGAGGGTGTATCTCCTGAGTCCATTATCATTGTACTTGCTACCAAATATTTACCGTTTCCGTGAATACCAAATTTATGCCCTCCTTCGTTTGTAAATACGGCTTCATCTATATTTGCAAATAAACCAATAGGGTTAACATTAATGTCGTAACCAACTTTTACACTATTTTCAAACTTAAAACCTGTGTCATATAAATCGTTTGTATATGTTAAACTTCCTGAAACATCTGTAATCAAACTATCAGTTAATACTCCTGCAGAACTAAATTTAGCAATTTTATCACTTGTACCTGTTCCTGTAATTGGGTTTGTTAGTACATCTTGTTTTAAAGCTAAAGCATCAAAAACAGCATTTTGACTTGGTGCCACAGTAGTAACTCCATTAACAATAGCATCTGATACCTTTGCATTAATAGCTGTATTTTGTGCAGTACTTACAGGCTTATTAGCATCAGAAGTATTATCTACGTTTCCTAGTCCTACGTCAGATTTTGTTAAATCTATATTTCCTGAACCTAATAAAGACTGTCCCTCTACTGTTTTGATATTAGTACCTGAAACAAGAGTAGCTTGCTTATTAGTATATAAATCTGTGAAATTATCATTAGTTTTTATAAATGCATTTCTTAACGCATCTCCATTCCCATCATTTGCAGTTGTACCTACATTTATCGTTTGTTGAGCCATTGGTATATTTTATCTATTGTTAGTTTAATTGTGTCTACTGTGTACTTTATACTATCTATAGTTAGAGCTAGTATTTTTTTTTTAAATCAGTTTCTCCACTAGGGCTAAATTCATAAACTTTACCCCAATCGTTACTGCTATTAAATGCACCTTGTCCGAAACCTATTTCGTTATCGTTTGCTGCTTGTCCCCAATTTATTTGGTTTGCCATCTTTCTCTTTTTTTAATTGTAAATACTTTTGAAGCTTTACTAAATTCTCCTCTTTAACTTTATATTTTACAGTACCCACCCTACAAAATTTGCTTTAGTATCAGGGAACATATCAGCATTAGCATTACTAAAATACTCAGGATATTTTTGTCCTGCATATATTCCCATATAATCAATAAATCGTCTTGTATAAAATTCTGCGAAATTTCTATATTTCTGTGTTAAAAAATCTATCTCCTCTTTAGTAGGTATTTCTGCAACATCGTTTCTGTGTTTAAATATACCTCCATTTTTAATAGTTACTCCTGCAAATGGTACATAGTCTACCATAGCAAAGTGTATTAACATAGGTTGTATATATTCATTTAATAAATACACATAATCAGGTGTTAAATCATCATTCTCAATATCGTTAGTTATCTTTTCATATAACTGTGTACCTAAATAGTTTTGTATATGCATTTGTTGAGCTATTTTAATAAACTGAATAAACTCGTTTGTATCTACATTACCATTTATAATAGTATTTCTTTTTATGTCCTCAGGGGTTACAAATAGTATCATCTTATCTAGGGTTTAAATATCCGTGATTAGGCATATCATAAGGTAACTTAGCTACTTTTGGATCGTTTACAGGTAATCTGTATTTACTTCTCTCGCTTGGTTCCATATTATTTATAATCTGTCTAGCTTGGTTTACACTTATCTTTCCGTTATCTTTCTTTAAAAATATGCTTCGCATCCAATAATGTTTGCAATTAGCACCTCCTTTGTATAACCATATATTATACGCTGCTGAGCCTCTCGGTCCAAAACCTGCATTGTAAGTAGTGTCTTTATCTAAGTCCTCATATTTATAATAAAGTCCGTTACCCATCATTAACTTGCAAAACTCTCTTTCAGGTGTAGGGTTACCTGCATAAGAATAACGTATTTTAAATAAATCATTATCTTGCCAACTTTCCCCTCCTGTAGGTTGTATCTGAGCTGCAAACTTAAAAGAGTTATTATACATACTATTATATAAATGCTCATCATCTCCTGCTGCACATTCCGCCACTAATTCCCACTCGTTTAAATCTATACTCTCTCCGTCTATTTGAGCCATTATCTCAGAATACATAGCATCATTTATTTTAGAAAAGTTTTGCCCTGTTTCTTCAACTATCTGCTCTTTAGTAGTAGCATTTTCTAAGTCTATAAATTCTAAAGGTTGTAATGTTTTAAAGTATAAATTTAAATTGATTTTATTAAATGCTAAAACCTTATCTAGTGCTTTAATAATTAAGTCCTGAAACGGTCTAACTACTACGTTATCCATTAATATAGAACCTGTTTTTAATTCTTCTGCATTATTACCAAATCCTGTAGTGTCTTTAATTCCTAAAAGCATAGGACTTACTACTCTGTGAGAAATCATAATTTTACGCATACTCTCATCACTCAAAAATTGGTATTGATTATGTGCATCTGATAACTGAATAGCCTCTATAGTCGCTTTCTCCTCAGGTTTGTCGTTAAATGCTAAAATAAATCTTCCTGCATTACTAGTACCTCCGTATTTCCTTTGTACGTCTGCCTCAATAGTAGCCTGCATATCTTCGTCAGGTATACCATTATTGAAGTTAATTAACATACTAGGTGCTAGACCATTAAGAATATTATTTAAATGATAGTTAGATATTTCCTCCTCGAGTTCAGCGTATTGAAGTCCTCCCTGATAATCAGGTGGTGCATAGTAATAGAAACCTGCTTTATAAGGTTTAATATATAATATCTCACAGCCACTAGTACTAGTACCAAAAGCACAAATAGGCTCAGGCTTGTCAGTTCTTTTTAATTTACTCCAATCGTGAAAATAATAATAATGTTCTATAATTCCCTCCTCATTTGCTTTACCTGCTCTCAATGTTTCAACAGGGAAGTGTTCTACCTCTAATATTTTAGTATGGTCGATATTGTAAACTACCTGAATAGCAGCGTTACCTAGTAATTTTAAATCTGAGCTAATCTTTTGTACATCTTCGTCTTTAATAAGCATTTTAAACTCTGTATAATCATCTATACTAGCGTTTATAGCATCTATACCTCTTCCGAAAATCATTTGACTAATACCATTAATACAAGCGTTATTAGTAGGACTTCCGTTATATCTATCAATTAAATGCTCGAAGTATAAATTATTACTTCCATACTCTACCCAATCCTTACCCCTGACCTCTTTAACAACAGGCGAAGTATAATTGCTCATCTGTACAAATCTTATACTGTTTTTATTATCTTCCATATTAAATTGTTATATATTCATTGTTATAACTAGTATCACTAGTATAAACATTTTTATTTATATCGTACACAACTTGGTCTGTACAAAATACTCTATCTTTAAAAATAACTTCCTCTCCGTATAAGATAGTTATATTATAAAAGTTATCATTCTTTAAATCGAACTCAGCTGTTACAAAATAATTATCGTCTATAATTTCTATCTCAGGTACTATATTTGTTTTAGTATTGGTAGTCTCATTCTCTAAAACTATCAAAACACCTGTTTCGTAACTTCTAGGAATACATTTAAAAGTTTGCTCGTCTGTTGTTTGCTGTAATATTATCATACATATATAACGAGTTTATTTTATTTTTTGCACAAAAAAAAAGGATAGCTAAAAAACTATCCTCTTAATCTATAATTAACCGAAATTATGCAGGGTTAATGTTTGTTGTTTCTAAATTAGCACTAATTACAGTACTAACTACCTGATAAGGGTAAAACGGCTCAGAAGCTGTTAGGTTTAATGTATAACCTGATAAATCGCCAAATGCTGCACCTGTAGCAAATGTACCTCCTGTAGTATCACAACCTCTAGTAACTCCTACTGAATAGAATTTACCATTATTGTCCTCAATGAATACGTGAGGTCTTCCGATAATAATTGAATTTAAAGCCTCTGTAGTATCTGCATCTAATTTATGCAAAGTAACTGTTAAAGCTTGTTCATAGTAAGTAGTACCATTATCAGCACTTTGAGTAACTGTAACCTCTAAAGAGTTAGCCCCTCTTACTTCGTATTTAAAAATCTCAGGTGTTCCTGCAATAGCAGTAATCTCTCCTCCTGAAATAGTCAAGGCACCTAAAGTTCCATAGTCTGCAAAGTATATATTACGTATTCCTCCTACGTTATCTTTACAAGCTAATAAACGCCCTGTATTTATAGTACATAACATATATTAAAATTTTAAAATTAAAAAAAAAGGGTGGTGTTACCCACCCCTATTAAATTAGTCGCAGTTTACTAATACAATTTCGTTTCCGAAACCTACTTGTGTACCTTGAGACCATCTCATTACAAATCTAACATTTTTAGATCCGTCTTTGTCTGCCATATCTAAAACTCTTACCTCATTCAAATTGTCTAAAAGTCCAATTCCGAAATATAAGTTAGATTTTCTACCTAAAACAATTTTGTTTCCTAGTTCTCCTGATACGAAAATTTTGATACCATCAAATGTTAAAGACTGTAAACCATCATACCACATTGTACCCATTCCGTTCACACCATTAGCACCTAAACCACCTGAAGCGAAACCGCCTAAAGCTCTAACATAAGCTTTAAAGCTTTCAAACCCCATATAGATAGTTAAATCTTCTTTTCCATATACGTTGTTTGGTAACAAATCTACAGCATCACCTAAAGTATCGATAATGTTTGCAGCAGTTGGAGCTCCTGGGTTTAATGATACATCTGCACCATCAGCAGTAGCTTGTGAAATTAAACTATTCCAAACTGTAGTCTCAGTAGCGTAAGCAACTTGCTCTAACATATTAGCAATAAAGAAATCAGTAAAAGTAGCAGGTAAATTATCAAATGAACTATAGCCCATAGAAACAGCTTCCCAATCGCTCTCAAATGGTGTTTTACATAAAGTTAAGTTTACTTGTTTTTCAGTAACTGTTAATACTTTTTCTGATAATGTTACGTCTGCTGTGTCTGTGTAATCACAAGTAGCATTAGCGATAGTAATCACATTAGCTAATTTTTTTAATACAGCTTTGTATTTAACATTAGGCATAATAGTAATACCTTCATTTTTTAATGTTGGTGCAGATAATACACCTGCAGCGATATATTTTCCTGCGAATTCCCCTGCATAAGTTGTAGTAATAGCAGGTTCAGTAAAGTTTTGTCTTGTTAAGTTGCTCATTTTATATTAATTTAATTTTGAAAAAATATTCTCTAGTGCGTTATTTTTTTTAGTAGAATTTACTACTGTAGTTTTTCCCTCAGGACTGTGTGTAATTTTTGACATTTTAGTTTTAGACATCTCATCGTATTTCATTTTGATATCCTCTACTTCTGCTTTTAATTGCTCTAACATAGGTGCCACAACTTTAACAACAGCATCGATAATTTCCTCTTGCGATGGCACTTTATCCTCTACTACTGTTTCCTCTGTAACTACTTCCTCTGCTGCTTCTACTTCAACCTCTTTGGTTGCTTCAATCTCTACCTCTGTTTCAGCTTCTGCCTCTACAATAGCATCGATAATTCCGTCTTCTGCTACTACTAACGTTTTACCGTTTTCTAGCTTGTACTCTCCCTTAGGTGCAGGTTCTGTTCCGTTCTCTGTAACAATAAATACAGGTTTACTAGGTTCAAAACTTTCAGCTTCAAGTACAGTACCATCAATCGTAACCTCTTCTGCTAATTCTATCTTAGCACTTAATAAGGTTTGAATGTTTTTTAATAGTTCACTTGGTTTCATAAAATTTCTAATTTAGTTATATAACGATTTTTAATAATTATTTTGCATTTTTAATCTTCATTTACTCTCTGTATAATTCCTATACCCTGCTCTTGTAAGTCTCCGTTACAGCATTTAATACTATAATCGTCTCTATCTTTACATAAGCAAGCTCTTTTCCCTCCTTTAGGGCTACTCCAACTAGGTATATAAGTATTATCTTTCATTTTTAAATATTTTACCGATTTTACCTAATTCTTTAATTACATCTTCGTTATTATCGTAATGTGTATTTATTCCTAATTCTTTAATCTTATCTATTTTGTTTTTATTAGAACCTGTAGCGTAAACTTTATTAACTGATATTCCTAATTGTTTAGCTTTCTCTAATATACCCTCTTTAGAGTTTCTAGCAGATATTATGTATATATCGTTTCCCTCTGTTATTAATTTTTTAGCTAACTCACTACCTTTACTAGTACTTAATGTATCGTCAAAGTCAAATGATATTTTATTTTTAGCTAATTCTTTTTTTTTTGAATTTCTTATCTGTTCTAATTTTCTACTCGCCCACTCTATACCTGCATCTCCTCCCCAAGCTAACCACATTAAACGACCACAACCATCGCCTAATTCTTTATCTGAGTTTTGTCTGTGTCTTTCAAAACTAGCCATTCTACTAATTGTATCCTCTGTTATAGGCTCTCCTTTAGCTAACTGATTAGCTCTAGCTTTTCCTACTCCTGTACCACAATCTCCCCAACCATTTTGCTCAGCATATCTAAGAGCTATCTTTGCATTTTCTTTAGCTTCCTCAGGATAGTCAGTATAACTTTTAAAATCTCTTTTTACTATGTTTTTAAGTAACTCAGCTTTAATAGTTAATAATTGTAAACCTGCTTCAATTTCTTTAGATAATTCTGCCTCCTCGTTATTGTGTTTTAAGTCTGCAAAATATCCCTCTATTGAGAAACCCTTAACGATACCTGTTTTTATATAATCATTCCAAATAACATCGTTATTAACCTTAACAGTACCTACCCAAGTGCCTATTGGTAAATCTAGTCCGTATATATTTGACTTATCGTTATTGTTATCTTCTTTTATCCAACTCTCAACAAGTGTAAGCCCTGTAACATCTTCTCTATGTTCAAAAGTAGCATTATTCTGATACCCTCTTTTAGCGTACAATTCCATAGCTTGCCTGATCGTCTCTTTAGAAAAGTAAACATAATACTCTCTATTACCATCTCGTCTAGGTATTTTCTTGTCAGGTATTAATAAAGCACCAATTAAAATACGCTTATCTGTATCTATACTTTCGAACTTAAATTCTTTTTGCTTAGATAAAGCTACAAAGTTCTCCTCAATAGCAGGTCTCTCTACAATAGAGATAGCATCTACACCGCTAAGCTCTTGGTTTTCGTCTATAATTAATTCTATAATCTCCATAATTGTATAACGTATATTTTATATTTTTAGTTTTTTATCCTATACTAGCATTATTAACTATGTTTCTATCCATAGACTGTTGGCTAGTTACTTGGTTAGCTACTACGTATGCCTGAACAGGTTGCTGACTTCCTAAGGTACTTGCTAATTGATTAGCTGTACTTCCTCCTACTACATTAAATTGTGGTGGTGCAGGTGCAGTGCTTCCACCTCCTCCGCCTCCTCCTGAACTTGGCGAACTACCACTAGGTGCAGATTTTCCGTCAGAATTAATAGAACCTATCGCTTTAGTTGCACTAGCAATAGTACTTCCTATACTTAATGCTGCCTTTACTGTGTTAATAGCAACAAATGGCATACCACCTGTCAATGGCGATGCTAAAACAGCTTTTGCGTTAGCTGCTGATGTACTTGATATTGTACTAGATACAGACTGAGCTGCTGTTCTAACGATATCTGCAATAGCTAGAGCTTTAGCGACTTTCTGCATACTTTTTCCTCCTACTGACAAAATGTTTTGTAGGTTGTTATAGTTATCTCTATATGTTTTTTCTTTAAACTCTGCCTCTGCCTTAGCTATATCTTTTCTCTTTTTAGCATTATCCTCTATAAGTTTATTTCTCTCATCTTCGGATATACCTGTAAGCTCTTTAATTAATCTTTCCTGCTCTTCTAATGCATTATATCTAGCTTGAAAATCTAAATTGCTATTCTCAATATCTTTAGCTGTTTTTTCTAGTTTAGCTTTAGTCTCTTTTTCTTTATTTTTAGCATCTAAGTCAGCTTGTAATATCTGATACTTTTCATTAAACTGAATTAATAAATTAGCTCTTTCCTCCTCGTTGCTAGTTATTCTATTTATTTCTTCTAATTCTCTTTTCTTTTGTAAATCTAGTTTCTGTTGGTCTGTTTTAGCATTTAAATTTTCTAACTCAGTTTTATATTTCCCCTCTAAATCTACAATAGCTTTTTTATGGTCTTCTATAGCTTTTCTTTCTTCCTCATTAATTCTTTTTAAGAAATCTTTTTTATCTTTTTCAGCTAGTTTATTGTCCTCTGATACTAATTTTCTTTGCTCTGCAAAACTTAATTTACTAGTTTTTAATTTCTCATCTATTGCAGCTTTCTCATCTTCTTGCTGAGTTTTTAATGCTTGTTGTGCTGCCTCTGTTCTTTCTTTTAATCTTTGCTTAGCTTCTTCTGCCGCTGCTTTACCCTCCTCAGCTTCTTGTCTGTTTAACATTTTACGCTGCTTATTCAGTTTAATGCCTGTCATAGCATTTTCTGTCTGAGCTTCATTATACGCAATTTCTAATTCTCTAAGTTCTGCTTTAGCTTTCTTTTCTTCTTCTCCTCCCATAGCTTTAGCTCTAACTTTTGCTATTTGTAGGTCTTTTAAAGCGATACGTTCTTTCTCTTTACTAGATGCTATCTCTGCTTTAGTTACTTCTTCTAATGCCTTTCTTTTTTCTTTAATACTAGCTGTCTCATCTGTTAATGTCTCTCTAGACTTAACTAATAATTTATTAGTCTCAGACTGTACAACTGCCTGCATTTTCTTTGCCTTATCATTAGCTTGTTGTTGTTTAGTTAGGTTGTAAATAATTTTAGCAGTAGTACCATCTACAGCATTACCTAGTTGCTTATAACTTTCTGTCGCCTCTTTATTGGCTTTTTTCATACTCTCAGCTGCCCCCTTGAAATCTAATTTAATAAATTTAATAGCTGCGTCAATAGTATTAATCAAAGCTCTACCCAAACCAAAAATAGCATCTTTTACCTGAGCACCAACAGCAGAGACAGAAGCGAATATTGCCTTTAATTCTTTACCTCCTGCAACTGAACTTTCAAAAGCTTCATATAAGAATTTAAGAGTAACAACAATAGCAGCCAAAATAGCACCAACAGGATTAGCAACCATTTGCCACATCTTCATAATAAGACCGTCTGCACCCTTAATAGCACCGCCTAAAGCAGGGTTTAATTTACCTACTGCATCCCCTACCATTCCGATACCTTTACTAACAGTTTCCGAACCTGATAGCTTAGTATTCATTTCCTCAGCAGAATTACTAGCTTGCTTCATTGAGGTATTTAGGTTATTAACGTCTTGAGTAGTTTTAGTTACATTACTCTTTACATTAATCTCTATTTCTTTTTTAATAGCCATTATTTTTTAATTAAATCTTTTAAAAATCTTTTAAACTCTTTTACGTTCTGAGGTAGTTTATACTTTCCCTTTGCAATATCTATTAATTCACTATCTCCATAATTAACTAACTCTAAAGCATCTATTATATCTCTTATCATATTTCCTGTGTTATTACTATTATATCCCCTAAATTACTCTCTATACTAAAATACAATACTGTTCCTGAGGTGTTTGCTTTTATATCTACTTCTACATAATCTACTCCGTCTGTAATACTAATAATCTGTCCTGCTAAATCTTGTTGAATAGTCCAAGTTAAAGGTTCATTACTTACTGTATCAAATTTTAAAAGCTTAGCTGTTCCGCTTGTTAATCTTCCTACTGAATTATTAAATTGTATAGGTCTAAAATCTTGTATTAATTCAAACTTACTTTCGTATGTATCTAAGTCTGTACTGAATGAATTTATAATATATCTTTTATCTCTTATCACTATTCTATCATTTAAACGCAAACTTAATAATTTACTATAAGGCAAACGCATAGAAACTTTTACCATTCTAGATTTTAACGAATATAAGTTACTTAAATAATCTAAATAATAATTTGAAAATAAAGTATTTGTAATAGTAGTTAAATAGTAAGTACTAAATTCTATTCCCCAATTTAAAGTATGTTTTGTGTTTTGATAATTTACATCTTGTCCGAATACATTATAATTTGTTATATGGTTAGTACTTGTCCCATTATTAAAGTAAAAGCTACAACTTGTATTTTCTGTTTTATATAAAATAACAGGTTTAGGTATATAAGGTTGTAAATCTTTATTAAGTGAATAACTTACCTGTAAATTAGTACCTGTAAACTTATTAAAATATAAATTCTCAAATGGTAACTTAATCGTATAGTCTGCACCATCAGTATTAAATACAGAGCTTAAATTTCCGTACTCTCTAGCTGTTGTATCATAAAACCCTCTGTTCATTAAACTTTCAGAGGTCTCATATTCAAAGTTAATTTTCTTATATGGTTTAATTCTTTCAAAGTCTAAATCTGTAAAACAGTACTCGCTAAAATCTTCTATCTTTCCTTGATAATACC